AAGTAAAATACTTTTATTCTGATCCGTCAGTAATTGTAGCACCAACTAAAGAAGTAAATATGCCAGAAGCAGATGTTACTTTTAATCTATCTCAATCTAATCTTGAACAACTAAAAAAGATGGCAGCGATTTTAAAATCACCTGACCTTGCTTTGATAGGTGAAACAGGTGGTGATATCGTTTTAAAAGTATGTGATAAAAAGAATGATACATCTAATAACTTTGATATCATTGTTGGCGAAGGTGCAACAGCAGATTATACTTTCTATTTCAAAGTAGAAAATATGAAAATGATACCTGGCGATTATGATGTTTCAGTATCTTCAAAATCTATATCTCATTTTAAAAACACAAAATTACCTATTGAATACTGGATAGCATTAGAGCCAGACTCTACTATTTCCAAGTAAGTTTAATTATCAATTGTGAATAACATGAATAGGGTGAATTATGAGTACAGATTTTTTATGGGTCGAAGAATATCGACCAAAGACGATAGATGATTGTATATTACCACAATCATTAAAAACATTATTTAAGTCCTTTATTAACAAAGGTGAATTATCTAATCTATTATTTTCTGGCACACCAGGTATCGGTAAGACCACAGTTGCAAAAGCATTATGTGATCAACTAAACTGTGATTGGATTATGATCAATGGTTCCGAAGAAGGTGGCATTGATGTGCTAAGAGATAAGATTAAAAACTTTGCTTCTACTGTATCACTATCTGGTGGTAAGAAAGTAGTAATACTTGATGAGGCAGATTATCTCAATCCACAATCTACACAACCTGCATTGAGAGGTTTCATTGAGGAGTTTCATAAGAATTGTAGATTTATTCTTACTTGTAATTTTAAGAATAGAATTATAGAACCATTACATAGTAGATTTTCGAACATTGAGTTTAAGATAAATTCTAAAGATAAACCTAAACTAGCAAGCAAACTATTTGAGAGAGCAATTAGCATACTCAAAGAAAACAATGTAGATTATAATGACAAAGTTCTAGCACAATTAGTTAAGAAACACTTTCCTGATTTTAGAAAAGTTATTAATGAGTTACAAAGATATTCTGTAAGTGGCAGTATTGACGTTGGTATCTTAACAAATATTACTAATGAAAATTTAAAATCATTAATGAAACTTTTGAAAGAAAAAGATTTTACAGAAACAAGAAAGTGGGTTACACAAAATCTAGATAATGATCCTGTTAGAATCTTTAGGTCAATATACGACAATCTTTATGACAATCTACAACCAGAAACCATACCTCATGCAGTTTTAATTCTTGCTGATTATCAATACAAATCTGCCTTTGTTGCAGATCAAGAAATTAATTTTACTGCTTGTTTAACTGAAATCATGTCTCAGGTTAAATTCAAATGAGTTATGATTTATTCAAAGATTATCTACCAGCAATAAACTATACTAAAAAGAACCTCATGGATTCTGATGATCCAATGTGGAAGAAAAAGTATAATGCTTTCATGATAAACAAAGTTCTATCTTTCTTTTCTGATACCATAATGATGGCAAATGAAATGAATAGAAACTATATTCTTGAAAACGATATGCAATTCCAGTTTCTACTAAATAGTATTAGATCAAAGAAAAGGTATAGTCCTTTTTTGAGAGCAGAGAAACTAAACGATTTGGATGTTGTGAAAGAGTATTATGGATATAGTAATGAAAAGGCAAAAAGCGCTCTTGATATACTCACCAAAGACGAAGTGAAATTAATTAAAGAAAAATTATTTAAAGGTGGGAAAAAATGAATGAGTTAGATAATAGTTGGCATCCAGAAAAGATGTTAGAAGTACAGTTAAAAGAACCTGATGATTTTCTAAAGGTTCGTGAAACACTTACAAGAATCGGAGTTGCGTCAAGAAAAGATAAAAAGTTATTTCAATCTTGTCATATATTACACAAACAAGGAAGATATTTCATAGTACATTTTAAGGAACTATTTGCATTAGATGGTAAGTCAGCAAACTTTTCTGATAATGATACCGAAAGAAGAAACACAATTGCTCAATTATTAGCAGATTGGGGTTTGATTGCTATATTAAATAAAGATGTTGCAGAAAAGAAAGCACCTTTATCACAGATTAAAGTTCTAGCATTTAAAGAAAAGAATGAGTGGGACTTACAAGCAAAATATAACATAGGCAAAAAAGCAGAAGATGAAAGCACCGAAGTTTAAAGATTTTATATCAGAAAAGGTACAAAGAAGCGATATACAAATTGCCATCTTATCTAAAATAAATGCTGACAATAAATCTGTTGTAAGCAATATGATTTTAGCAGAATGTAAAAAAAGAGATATACCTTGCTATCTCATTAATACATCAGAGGCATGGGTATCAAAAAATGATTTAGAAAAAGGCACACTAACTATTTCGAATATAGATGGTGAAGATACTCAGACCGAGTTTGAGCTATCAAAAACAATTTGTTTTACAAGAGCAGGTGTATTAGATGATGAAACAGGTTTAGCATTGCTATCTACTTTTGAAAATGCAGGTGCATTTATGATTAATACTAGAAATAGTATGTTGACCTGTGATAATAAAATGTCAGCATATATTTCTTTTGAAAGAGATAATATTCCTACACCTAGAACTGCTCTCATATCAAATGAAAAAAGTTTGATAGACGCACATGAAAGATTGGGTGGTAAATATCCTGTGATTATGAAAACGCTAACTGGTACACAAGGTATTGGTGTATCAATAGTTGATTCAGAAAAGAGTATGATATCAGTTGCTCAATCACTATGGAAATTTGATGCTGCTTTATTACTTCAAGAATTTTTAAAGTTTGATTTTGATATTCGAACTATTGTAGTTGATGGTAGAATACTTGCGTCAACTAAAAGAATAAGTGCTAAAAAAGATTTTAGATCAAACAGACATAGAGAAGCGACAACAGAACCATATAAGTTATCAGACGAAGAAAAGAAAGTAGTATTAGACGCTGCTCGTTCAGTTGGTGGTTATATGGTAGGTGTTGATCATGCAAAAGTAGATAACCAACTTTATGTTTTAGAGTGTAATGGATCGCCAGGTATTGGGTCAAAGTTTGCTTCATATAAAACTGATTTAAAAGATAGAGAATATGTGGGGCCAACAAGTTCAGAAAATGTAATTAAAAAATTATTTGATTATCTATCACAGGATGCACATAGAAAATATTCCTTTACTAAAGAGGCAGGATTTCAAGAAAGAATTATTGTTGATGGATATGGACCAGTGAGAGCAAAGTTTGATACTGGTAATGGCACACTTGCTTCTATGTTTGCAGTTGATAAAATAGATGTTGATAAACAAGTTGTAAAATGGGAAAAAGATGGTAAGAAGTTTACAAGTAGATTAGAAGGATATTCTGAAGCAACAAGAATGGATATGGTTGACAATAGGCCCATTGTAAATGTAAACTTAACTTTCAATAATAAGTTTTATACAGATGTGCCAATTGGTCTAACAACTAAAGATTCAAGAAGCACATTTTTAATTAATAGAGATTTGATGACTAGATTTAAAGTAAATGTAAATCCAAATAGAAAGTTTGTGCTTTCTTCTTGGATAAAAAGAACAGATGATAATGATACAAGGGGAGTTAATTTACCACTTGAAAAACTTTAATACACGCTTTACAAACAACCTGTATTGTGTTATAATATTATAATGAAAGGAATTGATTATGGCAAAACAACATCAAACAAACAATCCACTATTTAAAGCATTACAGAAAAAATATGAGGCAGAGATAGCCCATGCGAATGCTACTTTACAGATTTACTTTGATAATCCTGTAGGTATAGGTGAACATCCACAACACCTAGAAGAAATGGATAAACTAGTATGTTCTCTAGCAACAGCAGAAGATAATTTACAAGCATTAAATAAACATTTTAATAATACACAGATATAGTGAAATTTTATACTAGCGTTCTACCATTTAAGGGTAAACTACTGGTACGTGGTGTCAACCATGATGGTACCCACAAAAAATATAAGATAAATTATAAACCTAATTTATTTATTCCCACTAGAAATGAATCAAAGTATAAAACATTAGATGGTCGTAGTGTTGACAAAGTTAAATTTGAAAGTATCTATGAAGCAAGAAAGTGGATTGATGAATACAAAGACGTAACTAATTTTGAATATTTTGGTAATACAAGATATCAGTATCCATTTATTACAGATGAGTTTCCTAACAAGATAGATTGGGATATAAAACAAATAAAACTTTTATCAATTGATATTGAATGTGAAAGTGAGAATGGTTTTCCTGATGTAGAAAAAGCAAACGAAGCATTAATTTGTATTACAGTAAAAGATCACACATCAAAACGAATCATTGTCTTTGGCATGGAAAACTTTGTCAATGACCGTGATGATGTTCAATATATAAAATGTAAATCTGAAATAGATTTGATACATCAGTTTACTAGATTCTGGACTAAATATGAACCTAATATTATCACAGGTTGGAATGTAAAGTTTTTTGATATACCTTATTTGTTTAATCGTTTTAAATATATCATGGGTGAAGAATATTTAAATCAGTTTAGTCCATGGGGTGTGGTAACAGGTAGTTCAGCAATATCTTTAGGATATGCTAGAACACAAAACTATTATAATATTCTTGGCGTTGATACTTTAGATTATCTTGACCTGTATCGTAAACATACTTTTGTTAGGCGTGAGAGTTATAAACTAGATTATATTGGCGAAGTAGAATTGGGTGAAAACAAAACTGAAAATCCATATGATACTTTCAAAGAGTTCTATTCTAACGACTATCAAAGATTTGTTGAGTATAATATTCAAGATGTTGAGTTGGTTGATAAGTTAGAAGATAAAATGAAACTGATTGCTTTACATTTAACAATGGCATATGAAGCAAAGGTAAACTTTCAAGATGTCTTTGGTCAAGTTCGTATGTGGGATACAATCATCTATAATCATTTACGATCAAAGAATATTGTACCACCTGCTGTTCAAGAATCTAAAACATCTGATGGCTATGAGGGTGCCTATGTGAGAGATCCTGTTGTAGGCTTTCATGATTGGATTTGTAGTTTTGATTTGAATAGTTTGTATCCACATTTAATTATGCAGTATAATATATCGCCAGAAACTATGGTGGCGTTTGATCCTAATAAAGTGAGTGTAAATAAAATGTTAGAAGGCACTATCTTAGATTCAGTTGATCTTGATAATGTTACCATTACACCCAACGGTGCTCAGTTTCGAACAGATAAACGAGGTTTTCTTCCTGAATTGATGGATAAACTATATCAAGAACGAGTGATATACAAAAAGAAAATGTTAGAAGCAAAAAATCTATATCAACAAACTGGCGATAAGAAATATCAAAATGATATCGCCGCAAATCATAACATACAGTTGGCAAGAAAGATTGCATTGAATAGTGCTTACGGTGCGATAGGTAATCAATACTTTAGATACTTTGACGTAAGACATGCTGAGGGTATTACTATGGCAGGTCAACTTGCAATTAGATGGATTGAAAGAGATGTAAATGAGTTTTTAAATAAACTATTGAAAACTAAAAATGTAACCTATGTTGTTGCTTCTGATACTGATTCTATCTATGTAAAACTTGGTGGTCTTGTAGATAAAATATTTAAAGATAAGTCTGATACAAGAAAGATTGTAAAAGTATTAGATAAATTTTGTGAAGAAAAATTACAAGGTGCTATTGATAAGAGTTTTGATAGACTTGCCAAATATGTAAATGCATTTGAACAAAAAATGATTATGAAACGAGAAGTTATTGCCAACAAAGGTATATGGACTGCTAAGAAAAGATATATTTTAAATGTTTATAATGAAGAAGGCGTTGAATTGAAAGAACCTAAACTAAAGATTATGGGCATTGAAGCAGTTAAGAGTTCGACACCTGCACCTTGTCGTGTAAAGATTAAAGAAGCATTGAAAGTAATTATGAACAAAGATGAAAATGCTTTGATACAATTTATTGATGAGTTTAGAACACACTTTAAAAAATTACGACCAGAAGAAATTGCTTATCCTCGTTCTTGTAATAATCTTAAAAAGTATGCTTCATCAACAGACATCTATCAAAAGGCAACACCTATTCATGTAAAAGGTGCTTTGTTATATAATAATATGTTAAAGAAAAAAAGATTAGTTAAGTATGAACAAATACAAGAAGGCGATAAGATTAAGTTTATTGTCTTGAAAGAACCTAATCCACTAAGAGAAAAAGTAATATCTTTTCCTACATACTTGCCAAAAGAATTTAATTTACATCAATATATTGATTATGATGAGCAGTTTGATAAGTCATTCTTAGAACCATTGCGATTTATTGTCAATGCAATTGGTTGGAACTTTGAGAAACAAGCAACACTAGATAACTTTTTTTAATATGAAAGAAAACGCATTTACACATTATATTAGAGATAATACACTATATAGCCGTCTTTTAGACGCCGCTAGTGATGATAAACTACCCATACTAGACAACAAGTCGTTTGAATTACTGAATAAAACCTACGGTAAAGACAAAATGAGAACACA